GTCGAGGGCTGAAAGAGCAATACTAACATTTGAGGTAGTAGTAGTTGTACTAGCAGAAACTGTAATAGTTTGTATAGCAGTACCATTCTTTTTAACAACTAAAGTAGTGTCTGAGGAGCCTGCTGTTTGAAGAATACTAACTATTTTAGTAAGAGTAGCTGAGTTAGCAAGGTAAAAACGTAAAGTACCTGTATTAACAGTTAAGCTACCAGAGTATAAGTAATTTTTAGTAATATTACCTGTGGGTCCTGCAGGACCTGAGGTTCCTATTCCTGTAGCTCCCATTAGCCCAGAGGCACCTGTAGCACCTTGATACCCGCTAGCACCTGATGCGCCTGTGGCACCTTGACCAGTAGCACCTTGATATCCTGTAACACCTGTAGCACCTGTAGTACCTTGTAGACCTTGTACACCTTGTCCAGTTAGTCCAGAGGCACCTGTTGCTCCTATTGTACCTGTGGCACCTGAAGCACCTTGATACCCTGTGACACCTGAAGCACCTGTAGCACCTTGATATCCTGTAGCACCTTGATATCCTGTGACACCTGAAGCACCTGTGGCACCTTGACCTGTGGCACCTTGTAGTCCACTAGCACCTGTGGCACCTATTGTACCTGTTGCTCCTGATGCACCTGTAGCACCTTGACCAGTAGCACCTTGCAGTCCGCTGGCACCTGTAGCACCTGTAGCACCTTGATATCCTGTAGCACCTTGATATCCTGTAGCACCTGAAGCACCTGTAGCACCTTGACCTGTAGCACCTATTGTACCTTGATCACCTGTAGCACCTTGGTCACCTGTAGAACCTGGTTGTCCATTAGTACCATTAAATCCTTGAATACCTGAAGCACCTGTAGCACCTTGATAGCCTCCTGGAGGGCCACTAGATCCTGTAGCACCTACTGCACCACCTATAACATTAAGAGTACCGTTTGCTCCAACAATTCCGGTTACTGTTCCAGAAGCATAATTACTACCACCTTTAGTTATAGTAGTTACTAAACCAGCTATAGGAGTTGTACCACCTGCCGCTCTAAAAGTTATGCTAGTAGAGCTAGGTACAGATAATATAGTATAAGTACCTCCAGTACCTAAACTACCTACATTATTAGTTGCTGTTATTACATCGTTAACGGCTAAACCTGTGGTAGAGCCTATACCGGTTATTGTTGCAGTCCAAGGGCTAGTATATGTATACGATAGTCCTGAACCTACTCTAACTCCACCTAGGGTTGTTGAGCTTGCATCAGGTAGAACATAGTAGTAAGCACTTAAACTACCGGAACTTACCCACGCTTCTCCATTCCAAGCCCAGGATTGTCCACCTGTTGTGGTAGTTTGGTAAAGTGTGGGATTATCTGGAAAAGAAATTGGCATATATTACTCCAATGGGCTAACAGGCCACACAGCAGTATCTAGACTAGTGTATGTATTTGTCATGTCTCTTAATGCTTGCCTATACATTAATACTTCTTGAAACTTTTCTTGTGTTAAAGTTAGTGGTAAGTTTAAAAGTTGTTCTTCTTGACGACGTTGTAGTACCCAATCAGTCATATATAAAGTACCATCTCTAACATCCCTTAAAGTTACTTCGTAAGGTTTTGGTAGTTTTTCGTGATATTGTCTACAATATTCTGTAATAGCAGATTTATTGTCGTCTAACCATATCATCTCTACTAAAGTACTACCACTAACAACAGTTGGTGGAGTACCTAATCTTTCTATTATCCAATGGGATCTAGTAGGCTCCCAATTTAATAAGCCTACTTGAAAAGGGAAACCAATAGCTGTAATAAACTCAGTAGCGCTTGAAAAACTGCAAGTTATGCCATTAAGTCTATTAATATAAGGTTTTAGTAAGTTGAATAAAACACAACTTTATTTCGTCGGGTTGGAACATTACAACATTAGGATTAGAGAAAGTATGTGAATGAAACATACTAAAACTACTGTGATAGTAGGCGGTGTCAGTACCAAATCTAAAAGCCTGACCACTAGTATGATAATGAGTCCATGCTTCAGTACTTAGACCTCCTGAACTAAATGGTGCGCTATAAGGAGTATAAGTATTATGAGCAGTATTCTCATCACTTGAATATCCAAGAAAAAAGTCTACCATATTTGGTGTACCATTACTACCATTACATACTTTCCAATAACTAGGCAAATTAGCAATATTACCTGTATACATAACTATTATGTTATCTTCAGCAGTCATTTTAGAACCTAATTTCCAGAGTTTTAGTAACGTTCCTAGAAGTGTAGCACCCGTTATGGTTCCGGAAAGGCTGTGCGAGTGAGATAATCCTGAACTGCTATTTTCAGCTCTAAAAGCTAAGGTATTTGTTCCACTAGCAAAAGTACTTCCAAGAAAACTTGTTGGTCCATGAGTGTGACTACCTTGTTGATCAGTAAATCCAGATATACTACGCTGTGTAGCATAGTTATTAGCATATGTTGATCCACCTCTTATATATCTGTTTTGATTTATTGATAACTCTTTTGTACTTCCTGTTATTTGAGTAGCTTTACTAATTATTGCATTAGCAGGAAAATATTCTTGATCCTGAGTAGCTTCTAATAATATATAGTCTGTACTTGGAGGATTTAAATCAGTTCCGGCACCTAGGCTATAGAACAAAGAATGTGCGTGACTGCCCCCACCTAGAGTATATGACATTACTGTTGAATTTTGTGGATTAGCGATGCCGTTTTCTTTAACTATAGTTAAAGGGCCTGAGTGATACCCAGCACTACCTGTAGTTGTTCCGCCGGCACCTAGCTGATCGTTATTATTTGGTGTTACTGTACCTATTTCAGACTGTGTTGCAGTGCCTTTTATAAATTTTCCGTCTGCTGCAGAGTACCTAGTCCAACCTGTTAGACTAGGTACTGAGCTTCCAGAATACATAATAATTGCACCTTGAGGAATATGCCAGTAATCTGGCACTACATAAGGAGTATTAAACCCCTTAGTGATTAGTGATGATATTCTAGGCATTTTTATCCATAAGTTGTTAAGTTACCTAGTACTGTCCAAATATTACTTGTTGCAGTACCTATAAATACAAGAGTTACTAATTCTGTTTTATATGGTGTTGCTATTGGAGGTACTTGATTTTGCCATAACAGTGTTTGAGATGAACCATTAATTGTTATGTTATTTGGGATATAGGATATAGACCCCTGTGTAATAATCAAACTAACTGCAGTAGCTATATACTGACCTTCTGGAACATTAACAAAGTTAAGTGTTATGTTAGTTGTTGAACTAGCTAGGGAGAAAATCGCTCCTGCGTTATAGTTTAAAGTTACTGCTTGTGAAACTATAGTGGCTGGAGTATATTTTTCTGAAGTTGCTTGTAAGTTAACAGTACCTGTAAAAGTAGGACTACTAAACATAGTAGCTTTACTTTCATTAGTAACATTATTAAGTGTTGCTGGAGTAGGAGGTACGCCTCCTGAATACGCTAACCAAACTTCTTCTGGTGCATAATAGATATTAAGAGTACCAGTATTAGTGCTTAACCACATTAATCCATCGGTTGGATTAACTGGAGCAGTGGCTGATTCTATTAATTGAGCAGAACCTGTTGCTCCTGCTGGAGCTGCTGCAGTTATACTCCAAGGTGTAGCAGAGGCATCTGATGAACTTATTACTGTACTGGCATTTATTACTAAAGTAATACCTGAGTAACTGGTTATAACACCTTCTAAAACATTAGAATAAACTCCATTAATAGTTTGTCCGGTTCCAGTCATTCTTACATACTGACCAACTGCAAAAGCTGACTGACTAGTATCTCTATTAACTATAAAGGTTTTAGATCCTGTAGATACAGTTACTGTAGTTGTAGAAGTAAGTGGATTATATCCAATACCTGTAGCACCTGTAGCACCTGTAGGACCAGCAATACCGTCTAAACCTGAGGCACCTGTAGCTCCTGAGCCAGTAGCACCTTGATATCCAGTAACACCTGAAGCACCTGTAGCACCTTGATATCCTGTAGCACCACTAGCTCCTGTAGCACCAGCACCTGTAGCACCTTGTAGTCCTGAGGCTCCTGTTGCTCCTATTGTACCTGTAGCACCTGAAGCACCTTGATAGCCTGAAGCACCTGTAGCTCCTGAGCCAGTAGCTCCTGTTGCTCCTATTGTACCTATAACACCTGAGGCACCTGTAGCACCTTGATATCCTGTAACACCTGTAGCACCTGAACCAGTAGCTCCTGTATACCCTGTAACACCTGTCGTGCCTTGATAACCTGTAGCACCTGAACTACCTTGATATCCAGTAGCACCTGAAGCACCTGTGGCACCTGAGCCGGTAGCACCTTGATAGCCTGTAGCACCTTGTAGACCTGATGCACCTGTACTACCTATAGTACCTGTTGCTCCTAGACCTGTAGATCCTCTTAATCCTGATGCTCCTGTAGCACCTATAGTACCTGTAGCACCTTGATAACCTGTTACACCTGAAGCACCTGTAGCACCTGCACCTGTTGCACCTTGAACTCCTGTAGCACCTTGATAACCTGTAACACCTGAAGCACCAGTGGCTCCTGTAAATCCTGTTGCTCCTGAAGCACCTGTTGCTCCAGAACCTGTGGCTCCTGTAGCTCCTATTGTACCTTGAATACCTGTAGCACCTTCGTATCCTGTAGCACCCTGATAACCTAGTCCTCCTGTAGCACCTAATCCGGTAGCTCCTTGAAAGCCTGTAGCTCCATCATATCCTTGACCACCTGTAGCACCTATACCAGTTGCTCCTTGTAAGCCTTGAATACCTGAACTACCAGTTGCTCCTATTGTACCAGTTGCTCCTATTGTACCAGTAGCACCTTGATATCCTGGACCACCTGTTGCACCTTGACCAGTAGCACCTTGAACTCCTGTAGCACCTTGAACTCCTGTTACACCTGTAGCACCTAAACCAGTTGCCCCCTGTAATCCTTGAATACCTGAACTACCTGTTGCACCTTGATAACCTGTAACACCAGAACTACCTGTTGCTCCTTGATAACCCGCACCACCAGATGCTCCCATACCTGTAGCACCTTGAAAACCTGAACTACCTGTAGCACCTATATAGCCTTGTGGTCCTGTTATACCTTGTGCACCTGATAGATCTGATACATAAGAATATGTAGTACCATTCCATAAGTATAATCTTGAATTTTCAGGATTATCAGTACTAGTGGTTTCAATTATAGCAAATTGTCCTGCTACAATACCAGTTGGGCTAGTATCTGCATTAAGTGCGGCTACTGATAGGTAACTTTTTGCTATTGCAAAACCTAATCCTGAATCACCTTTAATACCTGTAGCACCTTGATAACCTGTGGCACCTATACCACCAACACCTGTTGCTCCTTGATAACCTGTGGCTCCACTGGCTCCTGTGGCTCCATTTAATCCATCAAGACCAGTTGAACCTTGATAACCATATCCAGTTGCTCCTACATAACCTTGAACACCTGAAGCTCCTGTAGTTCCTGTAAATCCAGTTACACCTGTTGAGCCTTGTAGACCTGATGCACCTGTAGTACCAGTTAGTCCTGTAGGACCTGCAGTACCTGTTGCACCGGTAGCTCCTGGTAATCCTGTAGCACCTGTAGCACCATCATAGCCTTGGCCACCAGAAGGACCTGCTTCACCAGCGTATCCAATACCTGTTGCACCTTGATAACCTGTAACACCTGAACTGCCTTGATATCCTGATACACCTTGTAGTCCTGAGGCTCCTGTAGCACCTGTTTTACCTGGTGCGCCTTGAACTGAATCTGCTAAGGTTAGATATTCAAGTTGAGTAGTATTTGCAGTAGTTTCGCTAGAATGGCTTAGCTCGATTAGTATTGTACCATCTATACTTCTATAACTGTTGTAGTCTAGTACTTCTATTGCAAACTGGTTAAACCCGCCCGGAGACTGAACACTTCCAAAAGGTATAAAAGTAGCTGTTACATAGTTATATAGTTTAACGTATACTATGTGTGTACCACTGCCTGTATTAATGTTAAGTGATATTAAATTAAATTTTAAACTACCACTTAAACCAATATAAAATTGCGCTTTCCAAGGATCTACGCCCAGAGCACCACTGCCATTAACACCATCAGTGAAAGTAAGATAATTACCATCATTAAATGTTCTAATACGTAATATAGGGTCAGGAGTAGTATACATTGCTGGTGTTACAATACCTCCTCGCATTTCGAAGCCTGTTAACTCATAAACTATGGTTTCACGCTTAGGACCGGTTGATCCTGGTGCTCCGGCATATCCAATACCTGTAGCACCTTGAATACCTGTAGCACCTTGATATCCAGTAGCTCCTGTAGCACCAGTATACCCTGGTCCACCTGATTCTCCTTGAAAGCCTACACCTGTAGCACCTTGATACCCGGCCTGACCTGTAGCACCATTGTATCCCGCACCTCCAGATGCTCCCATACCTGTGGCACCTTGAAGGCCTTGTGGACCTTGAATACCTGAAGCACCTGTAGCTCCATTTGAACCTGCGGCACCTGTAGCTCCATCACTTCCAATATATCCACTGGCACCTTGTGGTCCTGTGGCACCTTGATAACCTGCTCCACCTTGAGCGCCTGAGGCGCCTGATGGACCTGATCCAGGTGCTGCCCAGCTTAGTAATCCTGAAGTATTACTGCTTAAAACATAACCATCTGATGATGGTGCTGTTGCTGGTAGCGTATAAATTGCTGAACCAGCGTCTGGTTGAGCTTGAATTCTAACAGACCCAGAAGTTGTTCCAGATACAGATAAAACTCCAGTAATTGTAGGGCTTGTAAATAAAGAAGCTCTATTTAAATTTTCTACATTACCTAAACCAACCATTGCGGAAGTAATTCCACTTACGGTACCTGTAAAGGTTGGAGACGCTATGTTAGCTTTTAAGTTTAAGGCTGTTTGTTGTGCTGTAGATACTGGTTTATTTGCATCTGAAGTATTATCAACATTGCCTAAACCAACAGTAGTTTTAGTTAATCCAGTTACTGAAGTAGCATTTGAAAAATCAACTGATCCTGTTAAGGAAGCCGAACTTGTTACAGCGGCTATGGCTGCTGCCGTTGCTACAGATACTGGTTTATTTGCATCTGAGGTATTATCAACATTACCTAGACCAACCATTGATTTAGTAATACCACTTACTGTGCCCGTAAAACTAGGATTAGCTAAGGGTGCTTTTAGGGCTAATGCATTAAGTACTGTAGTAGAAAAATTGGCATCGTTGCCTAAAGCTGCAGCTAATTCGTTTAGTGTATCTAAAGCACCAGGGCCGGAACTAAGTACAGCATCAATTTTTGCACTTACATATGCTAAGTTAGCGATCTGATTGGAACGATTAATACCACTAATGCCCCCTAAGGTTGTATTAGTGTATGTGCCTGTTAAAGCAAATGTTAAATTTGTTGCATTGCAACTTAATACTGTAAATGTTGAATTTACATTATTAACTGGACTAGTTGTTTGGGCCGGAACAAATCCAACAAGAGTTATGCTAGAACCTACAGTAAAAGGAGGTATAATTAAACTAGCAAAATTTACTGTAGCTATACCTGCTGTAACAGTAATGTTTTGTACATCTAATTGAGTTTCTAAACTTGCTGTTGGTACTGAGGGTATTCCTGTTAATATAGGAGAAATTTTAGGGGCAAGACCTGCAAGTGTATCTACTAATCCTGTAGGAATAGCCCCAATTTCTACAATTTTTGCATCTACTTCTGATTTAGTATATGTAGTAGCTTTAGCTGCTAATAAAAGTTCTGCTGCTTGTGCTCTTGTAGCTTCAAAGGCTATAGCTGCTGCTGTTGCTGTTGATACAGGC